GAGGCATCGTCTTAACGAGGCACCGAGGCGTCGCATTCTTCAGATGGTTCAACCCTTAAGTTAGCGCTTATGGGATTTCTCCCCGCCGGTCCTCTTACTCCCCAAGTTCGTAAGCTGTGAAGACAGCGACCTCCGTCTGGTCGGTTCGGATTCGTACCTCGCAGAGGTCTTTCCTCGTTACCAGTACCGTCACTATAACGGTTAAACAGATGACGATCAGGGCGACTAACATCGCCTTTTGCTGCTTCATAGCCTGCTTCTCCTTGCCTTTCGGCACGTAAGAGGCTAACCTACATGTGCAAAGCATGAAATTGGCCTCAGATTAATGTTAAGCGTCTTGCCGGATGCGTAATGTTAACTGGGGCTTTTCTCTATCTGCCTTTGATGTTCATGCCCGAGGCAGATAGCCTCAAGTATCCGCAGCTATTTGTCTGCTGTTACCACCTACCTGCGCCAATCACTGACTCTACAAAGATCTATCCGCGATAACATTTTGAGTTTAAGAACTTTTGCGTACGCACCAAAAGATGCATATACTAGACTAGTCATAGTTCTAATCTGCTTGATTATGGAGTCAGGATGAGTTTCCTTTCTGAACAAGACGTACAAAATTTAGTCATTAATAAAATGATCTTTCACGTTGTAGGTAAGAATCTTGAAGCACCGACACTTCTCAAAGAAATAAAACCAGTTCAGCACGTGGATTTTTTTCTTGAACGTATCAAATCTTCACTGAAAGGAAATCTTTTCACTTTTCTGGAGAATTCAAATACCGAAAGAATCCTGCGTATCATTAGAGATAAAGCAGATGCTGAAGCTAATTGTTTTACAGAACAATCGAAGCTACTGGCCAGTGATTTTCAGTCACACCATTCTAGCGGTAACACGAGTATGGGATGCTTTTTCTTATTTGAATTGGTTTCAGATAAGGAAAAATTCTATGCAATTATAAAATACGATAATGAAGATGTGGTTCGTTATGTTCTTGACGAAGAGTTATCTGAAGAACAAATGCCTACTTTAGAAAGATTTCATGAAACTTTCGTAAAAAAAGCTGAGGCAATGCAAAAAATAGCGTTAATTCAACTTGATCCAAGTGGGAAAGGCGGGAAAGTTATTGTAAAAGACAGGAGTAAAAGAACCAATATTTCAGGATATTTTAAAGGCTTCTTAAATGTTAAAAGAGTCAACTCTGAAATTGAACTTTGCAATAAGCTTATTGATGCGCTGAAAATAACCTTCAAAAGGCATAAAGAATTATTGCCAGAGTCAATTCAAAAAAGCGGCGTAAATAAAATATATGAAGTTTTAAGCAGAGCTGATTTCGAATATAATCCTGAAGATGCTTCTCCGTTATTGACCAGCATTTTTGGGCCGTTAGATGAAAAATCACCAATTCTCAACACATTCAAAACTCAAACAAAAAATGCTGGTATTGAAGGCGAATCCTTTACTATAAAAGCAGATGGCATTCATAAACCACCAAGACGAAAAATTGAAACTGCAGAAAGTGTAGTAATTAGTTATAATGAAGATGACCGTCCAGAAATAAGAAACTTAGATGATGGGCGAAAACAAATTATTGTTACTACTGCGAGGATTATTACTGATGACATCGATACTTCAAAAAATCGATGAGTCTATACAGGCGTCAAGGAAAGACCCTGAATTTTTGGCATCAGAATCAATAAAAAATGATTCTGCGCGCGTTCTAATTTCTGCCAAAATGGACAAAGATGCACTCATTCTTTGGCAGTACGTTTACGAAAACGTACCAAATTGGATTGAAATTACTGTTAAAGATGACTGTAATGATGAAGTAAAACCATCGTCATGCAGTGAAGGTGATAAACTTAACATTACGCTAAAATGCATTGCATTCGAAAATAACAGGTATATTTTTACGCTCGAAGGGTGGAATGTTTTTCTACACAATGATGATTTAGTATCAATAACCAATAAAGTGAATATTCTCGGTTTGAAACATGGATTTGAAACTTTAGGATATTCTGTTGAGCCATGGAACCATGCTCCAGAAAAAATTGAACCTAATGAAACCGTACGAACTTCAATCAATTTACAGAGCTACGTTAAATTCTATTCTAGTGAGTTCATGCCTGCATCTGATATAGCTCCTTGGGTACTTTATAAAATGCCTGAGGCAGAGGACAACTTTTTCAAAAAATGGTTACAAGTTTCCTGCAATATGCTTTGTCGCACTCTCGTTAATGAATTATTAGCAGATGAAAAGAAATCAATTTGTTTAACTGGAAAGCCACCAAAAAAATTAATTTATGGAGATCCAGACATTCTGCTTTCCGACTATTCAGTTTTACAAACTGTAATAAACTGGATCTTTATTGAGGGCAATGAGATTGAACTCAAACATACTTTCTTCACAAGTGAGTTAGCACGAGAATGGCCAGAGTATGTATCCTTCTGTGAGGGTTTACCAAAAAAACTCCCTATGGCCTTTGAGTCAGCAAAATTACTATATAAGGCCCACATTCGCGCTAGCAGCAGAGAGACTATTAAATCTCTGTCCGATCTAAGGAAAACCTTAGCTGAAGACACGCAAAAAATAATAAGTCAGTCTAAAGACATCACATCCGCTCTTTGGAAAGATCTGGCTCTGGTTATAAGTCTATTTGCAATAAAATATGCGCTAGACGCATCAAAGATTAATATAACCAATAACATATTCCCATATATGTTCTTCGCGTTATCTATATATATTTTTATATCTCAGGTTACAACTCTCTTCATAAATAAAAATTACTTTAAGATACTTGATAATACTAGGCTAGTCTGGAGAGATAAACTATATGGTTTTCTTGATGATACTGACTATGAGAATCTTGCAGTCACACCATTAAGAGAGGCATACAAAGCTTATCAGATTATAGCCACATTCGTTGTGATTCTGACTTTGCTGATTTCATTTATAATGATCATATTAGGATTCTCAATGCTTGATGAACATGCTACGAATGCAATTACCTCTTGGCTCAGTTCTCACTTAATCAATAGTTACTGTAGTTAATTTAAGGCGAGAGAAACTCGCCTTAAAAAATCAACGGTAATAGATACAACCTGCAATAAATCCCATTGCCATTTGCATTTTTTTCCTTATTTTACCATCTGAACATTCGTTTATCTTAGCTAAACAACGCAATGAAACTCCCATAACAAAATGAGCGATAATTAACTCATAGTCATCTATCCTATATTGTTTAAGCCTCAACATGCAGGTATCAATTATACCCCCTTCATCATTGCTGCACTGACGACGTGATTTTTTACCATGAGGAACAACATTTTTATATTTATCAGCTATTTCCTGCCAATCAATAGAACTATTTTCAGCTACAGCCCAGGCTCCCCAACCGTCCAAAATATCATATATATTAGCATTGCTATCTACCTGTTTTTTATATTCTTTTTTGAAGCGCGCAAGAAGCATCCTAGCCATCGTTATTATTTCTATACTTGTAACTGATTCATAAGCATCAGGAGAAATAATTCTCCCATCACTTAATGCCCCATCACTAAGATTTGCTATTTCCAATAATCGTTCTTTAGTTATTTCCATTATTATCTCCACCGCCTTTTCGGGCGGCCTCCTGATGATTTGAGAGTGCAGGAATTCCTCCGGTTAAGGACTCTATTTTATTCACAGTGCTGAATTTAATTATTCAGATTTGGATTATGCTTTCTCTTTCACTTCACCAAGTTCCGATTATTAATTTGGCTCACAACAGCACCTCTTGAAAGTTTCCCCGATAAAACGCCAGTACACGCTGCATAACTTCACTCTTCCGGCACTCGCGACAGATTATGTTCTGACGCCTGTCGTAGCGACGTATTTCTCCGTCAGGTAATGACCAGATAAGGTCCGGATCAACCGCAGATGGTTTCTTCAGCTTTGCCCTTGAGAGCTTTTTACGGGCATTTTGCCAGTCCTTACGCGCCTGTTCAGACGGGAATAACCCGTAACCAGAGTTGCATACATCGCCGCTGGCAACCAGCTCTCTTGCGAGAACGCTCATCAGATATCTTGTCGCACCTGTCTTGACTTCCAGTTGCCGTAACGTCTCACGCCCACTCTGGCGTACGAGTTCAACAACCTGTCCTTTAATTTTTTCTCGCTCTTCTGGTGTAAATACTTTTGCCATAGGTGCCTCCGGCAATCACTTTTCCGATGCAACATGGCGGGAAGAATCAGTAATCTGTCGTACAATATCCCTGTGCTTGTTCAACTCACGCAGCGCGGCGCAGACACGCTCCCACTTCTGGACATGATTTTTCGCCCGACGCAGTTCGCGGTTTGCCATATGCAGTGATGGTAAAACCAGGTCATCCGCTCGCGTTTCAGTAAACGATGGCAGCGACTGCACAATGTCCGCCACAGTTTCTGTTTTAATATCTTCCTGTGTTGCAGCCTCCTGTACTGGTAACGCAACACCTGCGGTCTGAGGAAAGGCCTTACCATCAGTTTCCGCTACCGATGCTGCTTTCGGCTCTGCTGGTAAATTATCGCCCGGTATGCAGTAACGAAATTTACCGCCCTGATTTACGCGAATCAGACGACCTTTGCTGATTGCCATTGCCAGCGTTGAAGCCACTTTGCGTGATGTGGTACCAAACAATGTAGCCAGCTCATCAGCCGTTTGTGGTCCTCGTTGTTCAATCGTCGCGGTTAAATCGCACTCTGAGATTTTCGCTACTGTTGCTGTGGTGATTTCTTCCGGCAGTTCTGCCTGCGCTGGCTGTTCCTGCTGAACGTTGTTATCAGCCACACGCCAGGTGTACGCGCTTTTATCAACAAAACCAGCCTTTTTCAGTTCCCATAGTTCGTTCAGCACTTCTTCACGACTGATATCAAGTCGCGCAGCAAGTTCTATGGATGTGGCTTTTCCCATTGCTTTCAGTGCGTCAAAAACAGTCTCCATTAAATTTTTCTCCCGGTAAAAATTACTTCGCAATTCCTGGCTGGACGACATTCGGACGCCAGCTCTCCCAGTTAAAATTCACCCATCGCCCGCCGTTCATGGTCATGCGATCCATAATCCGCTCGCCGAGCAATGTTTTCATGGCCTCATAGTTCAGGTTTGTCAGCATCCCCACGCTGCGCATCGACGCTGTCCGGCGATCAACAATCTGGTGCAGTACCACCTGCTCGTTTTTCGTCTCGCGCTGAATGCCAATTTCATCAAGAACCAGCAGATCCACTTCGCACAGTTCCCGCAAAAATTTTTCGCCTGACTGCCCATCGTCATAGCTGGCGTGCAGGGCACTCATAACATCAGCCACGGTAACCACAATCACTGTCTGACCGTCTTTCAGCAGGCGATTCCCGATAGCTGCCGCTAAGTGGTTCTTCCCGGTACCAGGTTTTCCGCTGAACGCAAAATTTGTACACCCGGTCATCAGTTCATCAGCGATGGATTTCGCCTGACTCAACGCGTATCGCTGCCCTTCGTTCTGCACCTGGTAATTCGAAAACGAGCATTTGCGGTGCAATGGCTGGATGCCAGAGCGATTCAGAATTTTTTCCACCCGCAACTGACGATTCTGACGATTGATCTCCTCACAACGTTTCTGGCCTTCGGAAAGTTGCCACTCGCGCCACTCCGCTACCGTCTTGAATGGCGCGGTTACATGTGACGGGGCCAGTCTGCGGATACGTTCAAGAACATCGCCTGTCGCAATATTTTTCATGGTCAGTTACCCCCTGAAGCCTGGCGGGATCGCACTATCCGGTAACGAGACGGTGTTAACCTGTCGGAGTAACGTCTCAGGTCGAACACCTTTCGGCGCGAACAAGCCCTGGTATTCATTGGCGATGCTGTGTCGAATCACCTGCTCAGGTGAAAAACCCTGCTGGCGGAATTTTTCCAGCTCCCGTATCGCCCCGTTAGCGCCCTGCTCCGTTCGAATCGGTTTTCGCAATGCCTGGCGAAATTCAACCCACTCACGCCAAAGCGAGACAGAAATCCAGTTCGGCAAAGCAATATCCAGAGGGTCAAACTTTTTGACACCTCGATTCCCCCGGGGGGGATTTAGGGGGGGATCTGTTTTTAGATCTTTATCTGTATCTTTATTAGTTGCCTTTGTGTTGACATCATGTTCAAACACCACTTCAACATCTGTTTGAACACCTGTTAAATTTCTCTCTTGTTTTGTTTGAACATCTGCTTCCTTTCTGCTTCTTCTGGCCTGAACAGATGCTTTTCCTGCGGCTGATTTTTTGGTTAATTTTTCCCTGACTGATGCCAGATCTTCCTCAATCCGAAGATGCACCCATTCCTCGCCGTTATCGCAAAAAAACTCCTGCAAGGATGGTTCAACATCAGCCCATCGCTCGTTAGTCAGACGGGCAATTTTTGCCAGCCTGTTTTTAGGTATTGGCTTTCCTGTTTGCCAGTAATTGAACATCAGCAACAAATACGCACCATGCTCCTCTGCTGACAAATGCATGGTGTCAGCCAGGTAATCAGCTATGTACAGTTGCATGTATGGTAATGCGGCCATAATTGCCCCGTATGATGCTGCCCGGTGGCTTAGAATAAGCACAAACAGCATGGAAACTTTTGCTTAATGAACAATGACAGAATCGTCGGAAGAACCGCCGCCGCTGAAATGCGCTTTCCGGTAAACGGCTTGGACTGCATCATCATGCGCATCAATTGCCGTACTTAACGCTTCCTGCGCCGCCAGTAATGCACGGCGTTCCAGGGTATCGAAGATGCAGAGTCGGTGACGCAGCTCGCGCGGAAGGATTGCCAGAATTGCTGGGATCAGCTTCTGAATTTTTTCTCTTTGCGTTTTCGTTTCACCTTTCAACCAACGGTGATAGATATTCTGCTGATTGTTCCAGTCCTTGCCTGGAACCAGGGGCAATTCGCCGCCCCCCTGGCGCAGATATTCTTCAGTAATTGCATTGGCTACCCATGCCTGCCCTTTTTCGGCTGCTAGGGCAAACAACACTGATTCGATGTGCTCATGCTTGATTTTCATGAATCATTTGCCTCTTGATGTTTCAGGTATGATCAAATGAGGATTTGTTACTGTCATTTAGTTGCTTCACTGACATATTCTGCGAACAACATGCCGAACGTCGTAAATATGACCAGTCAATATCAGGACGAAGTTCTTCGCACAGAACCTCACCTCTTGTTGCACGTTCAATTGCTGGACATCTCTCGGCAGGCAATTGACGTACCCCTTTGATCCATTGATTTACGCTTGGAGGTGATACACCTAAAAGCCTAGCCATTGCTGATTGCCCACCGACAACAGCACAAGCTTGCTTGAATGAATAGTTCTCTTTTTTCATCGAATGAACTCCAAAAACACACAGAAATATTAGGCGACGCCTAACGCAATTGTCAATAGGCTGTGCCTAATGCGGTAAGGATAGGGATTGCCTAATGTAATGCGCATAGGAGAATATTAAGCAATGCTTAGTGGTAAAGACTTAGGCCGAGCGATAGAGCAGGCCATTAACAAAAAAATCGCATCGGGATCCGTCAAATCAAAGGCGGAGGTCGCACGCCACTTCAAAGTCCAACCACCATCAATTTATGACTGGATTAAGAAAGGCTCTATAAGTAAAGATAAACTTCCAGAATTATGGCGTTTCTTTTCTGATGTTGTTGGTCCAGAGCATTGGGGGCTTAACGAATACCCCATACCAACCCCCACCAATTCAGATACAAAAAGTGAACTTTTAGATATAAACAACCTTTATCAAGCAGCCTCTGATGAAATAAGAGCGATTGTAGCTTTCCTGTTATCTGGAAATGCTACAGAACCAGATTGGGTTGACCACGATGTTCGCGCCTACATAGCAGCGATGGAAATGAAAGTGGGTAAGTATCTGAAAGCTCTAGAATCTGAACGGAAAAGCCAGAACATCACAAAAACTGGAACTTAAACTTATATGGTCTGACGGAAAACTCCTGGATTCCGTTATTTAACCCCCCCATCACTTTCTGCTGTCGCCATCACCTATTAGGTTACGCTCAAAACATTAGGCATAGCCTATTGACAATCAATTAGGCATTACCTATAGTTCCAGCATACCACCCACCCCGCCCCACAGAACGCCGGGCAATACTTCGAGTTACCAGGCAGTGGTAAGGGGTTAAGTAGCCAGCCCGAGGCGTATGAACATGACGGCGGGATTCAAATTTTGCAGTGCAGCAGTTAGTTCCGCCACCCGGCGTTAAGGGGAGAGATAAGATGGTGCATTACGAAGTAGTTCAGTATTTGATGGATTGTTGCGGTATCACTTACAACCAGGCTGTGCAGGCTTTACGCAGCAACGACTGGGATCTCTGGCAGGCAGAAGTCGCTATACGTAGCAACAAGATGTGAGATTCGCAAAATGCAAAAAATCGACCTCGGCAACAACGAATCCCTGGTGTGCGGCGTGTTCCCCAACCAGGATGGAACGTTCACTGCCATGACGTATACCAAAAGCAAAACATTTAAAACCGAAACTGGTGCGCGCCGATGGTTGGAGAAGCACACAGTAAGCTAACGATTAAAACGTCTACTCCTGCTGTTCCAGAATAACTTCATAAAATGGGAGTATTTTTCGGTGACGAGATAATAAGAACAGTTTGCGCTATCACTCTGATGTTGAATGATGCCCTTCCGTTCTAATTTTTTCATAACCGGGTTACGGCAAGGAGAAGTGATAATAAGATTTCCTGTTTTAAGGAAATCTTTAAATACAGCGATTTCTTTCTCAGATAAACGAAGCAATACTCGTTGCTCTGGTAGTAATGAATAATGCTTTTGAATATGTGCTCGCAATCTTGAGAAGGAAATGGCGACCACGAAAGAAAAGGCAAAAACGATAATCTGAAAGAGCCAAGGTATTTCAGTATAAGCATTGAATGCGACAGTAAACTCTTTCGGTATCAGCCAGAGAGTGAGACCAAAAATGATAATCGTATACATAAGTATTTCGAGTGGCTCGTTAGCAAAAAGTTTCAACAATGGAGTAAATACATCCAACATATCAATAACTCTCAACTGTAAGGGTATTGAAATGTTAACACAAGCTCTCGCTGTAGGGGTATAGCCGAGACCACCGAAGCCCGGAGGTGGTGAAATAAAACCGGGCACAACACGAAGGCGCATTTCCGATATCCATAAAGAGTCGGTCTTGTCTGTTAAATTTAAATGGTGGGAGTGCGCCTCCGGTTGTAAATAACGACATTGCTGTGTGTAGTCCTGGCGGCATCAGTTTTTTTCTTGAAGTTCGGCTGATGTCCGCCCTTTTTAAAGTGAATTTTGTGATGCGGTGAATGCGGCTAAGCGCACGTGGCACAGTTAAAAGTCATGTTAGTCCTTATTGGTTTGGGTGGGAAAGCCGACTGTAATTGTTAACTGGTTGCAGTCACCTGGAGGCACCAGGCACCGCATCAACAAAGTTCATTTGTAAAAATGGAGATAATTATGATTGCACATCACTTCGGAACTGATGAAATACCACGTCAGTGTGTGACTCCTGGCGATTATGTTCTTCATGAAGGCCGGACATATATTGCCTCGGCAAACAATATTAAAAAGCGAAAACTATATATTCGTAACCTGACCACAAAAACATGCATTACTGACCGCATGATTAAAGTCTTCCTCGGTCGTGATGGTTTACCTGTAAAGGCGGAGTCATGGTGATGACTAAGAAAATAAAATGTGCTTACCACCTTTGCAAAAAAGACGTTGAAGAAAGCAAAGCTATTGAAAGAATGCTTCACTTCATGCACGGGATTTTATCAAAAGACGAACCGAGAAAATATTGCAGTGAAGCTTGTGCCGAAAAAGACCAGATGGCACATGAACTTTAATTAATTGACTATTCGAAACTGAATTTATGCCAGAAATGGCAGGTATTCGCTCAACCTTAATTAAGGAGAAAAACATGATTACCAATTATGAAGCCACTGTTGTAACTACCGATGACATTGTTCACGAGGTGAATCTGGAAGGAAAGCGCATTGGCTACGTAATTAAAACAGAAAATAAAGAAACCCCATTCACTGTGGTTGATATCGATGGTCCATCAGGCAACGTAAAAACACTTGATGAAGGTGTCAAAAAAATGTGCCTGGTGCATATCGGAAAGAATCTGCCCGCAGAAAAAAAGCCGAATTTCTGGCAACTCTAATTGCAATGAAATTAAAAGGTGAAATCTGAAAGAAATAGCCTGCGTATGGCGCAGGCTATGAACAGTGTGTATCCGGCAAGATCATTCACTGAACAAAACGAATTTTAATCTGAGTTGAGGTTAAAAAACAATGAGCACAAAACCACTCTTCCTGTTACGGAAAGCGAAAAAATCATCCGGTGAACCTGACGTCGTCCTGTGGGCAAGCAACGATTTTGAATCGACCTGTGCCACTCTGGACTACCTGATCGTTAAGTCAGGTAAAAAACTGAGCAGCTATTTTAAAGCTGTTGCCACGAATTTTCCTGTCGTTAATGACCTGCCCGCTGAAGGTGAGATCGATTTTACCTGGAGTGAACGCTATCAACTCAGCAAAGACTCCATGACATGGGAACTAAAACCGGGAGCAGCACCAGACAACGCTCACTATCAAGGCAATACCAACGTCAACGGCGAAGACATGACTGAGATTGAGGAGAATATGCTACTCCCAATTTCTGGCCAGGAACTGCCCATTCGTTGGCTTGCTCAACACGGCAGCGAAAAACCGGTAACGCACGTTTCACGCGACGGACTCCAG